GAAAGACCGCTGGTTTTATTTCTCGCTTGGACCTTTGCGGTCATCTGGAATACTGTCAAACGCTCCTTCTTTGGCCAATTTGCTTTTGATTTCTTCAGCACTGGCCACTCGTTGGCGTAATTCACTGGAACTGAAACTGTGGTCACGGCCATTAAAGAACAAGTCAATGCCACGCTTGTGACAAATTTCTCGCCCTGTGAACTCTTTGCCTTCGTATTCTACTCCTAGAATACGCACATCAATTGGCAGTATCAGCAGCAGATCCTCTAGATCCTTTTCAGTATTGTACACCCAAACCTCATCAACATACTTACAGGCAACAAGTTGCAGTTGCCGTTCCACAATACTCTGCACAGGTTTGTTCTTGCTAGGACGATCCAGTGTTGGATCATTCTGCAAAGCGCAGATAAGATATTCACAATGTTCTTTTGCTTCTTTCAACATAGCCACATGCCCTGCATGTAGTAAATCAAATGTGCTTGCGGTAAATCCTATTTTTTTGCCATTAATCATTTTGCCCACCAATTCTCCCAAGGGAATTCAATCCAGCAAGGGTTTTCATGTTTGTTAATAATTAGTCCTGCAAAGTCCACGCCTTTGAATTCGCTTGAATCATTGTCTACAACGGTGGCAAATTGAACATTATGATGCCAGATATCGTTCCAGATTTCGTCGCGGGGCAAGCAACCAGACTCCCAATCGTCCTTGATCCATTGCAATGTGCGCCCAGTATCATTGATATCATCTACAATTAAAATGTTTTTGCGAAGTTTGGGGTCAGTTACAGGTGTGTCTTGGGGTCTAGGAACAATGTCTGTAGGTACATAACCAAAGGCAGCCTCGGCCATCCACAAGTTGCTTTCTGGTCCCATATCGTTGTCACGAAAGCTAACGTCAAGAGTATGCAGCGGTACATCCAGATATTGACTTAGCAACACAGCTGGCACAAGACCGCCACGAGATATGCCAACAATGTAGTCAGGTTGGAAATGAAATTTGTGCATCTGTCTTATGATACTGTGGATGTAACCATTTAACTGTTCATAGCTGATGGTAACAATTTTGTTAGGAGTTGTCATATTCTGGTACCTTTATGTCGTGATTGATAATTGCCTCGTAAAATTTACACATGAGCTGGCATAGGTATGGATCTTAAACGGCTTTAGTGCCCCCACGCCGGGCGAGATAACTTTCATTGTGTTCCCAATCTTTATTTGGATCTTTACCTACCAAAAATCCCCATTCTCTTTTGTGTGGACCTGGCATGAACAAGGTCCAAGCAGTTACGCCATCCTTAAGTTCAATACGATGAAAGCTACCAGCCCGGCAACGGCGGAAATGGCCAGGACCACGCCAATGCCGTGTTTCACCGATCTTGGTACCTGAGTCATCAAACTCTGGTACCCATTCGTAATAACCTCCCGCAAGTATAAAAGTACAATACGGCCATGGGTGATCATGTACATCGTCGAGATCTCCTTTAAGGAATTTATGTAAGAAAATATTGAATGGAAAACGATTGCGTTCTTTCAAGAATAGATAATATCTTTCAAGATAGGGTTCGTCGCTAACTCTATCCATGATGATTCTCTTCCGTTTGAGTTTTTCTAGCAATTTAAGCAACATCGGATTGACCAATCAAGTGGGTTTGGGAATGTATTTCTGATCTATCCCGGGTACTTCTATGCTCACACACCAAGAATTCATGTGCAGGTGTTCTTGCAATGGCGTGCGTGAATTCATAGTGGTATTGATGTGTTGGTAACATGTTTTTCTATCTCGAAAATAGCCTTGGTATTGTATCAGCTCACATTTTTCAGCAGGTATGCTACACACGACTATTACAGGTATAAACAAAGTTACTAGTTCAATCATCGAATACTTCTTCTTCTAGATAACGTCTCAGTTCTTTGTCTGTAGGCTCAACTGAATAGTTCTGTTTGAAGAAAATCTCATATGAATCGGAACCATATTTGCCGATACCATACAGCATTGTAGCATCATTGCCATTCCAGGTCAAGTAGTCCTTACTCATTCTTAGCAATCTTGTGTACCGTACATTGACCATGCCCAGAGGCTGTATAATACTTTTGACAAAATCTTCGTCAGCATTAATCAACACTTTAGGCCAAGGAAACCAATACAAGAATTCGGGTAATACTTTTTTTACAGTTACGCGACTGGTTTGATTGAGCATGATAACCCCAATCATGTGTTCCCATGAGTTGCTGACCTGCTGTTGTACCATGAGATCTGGTCTCATGGGCTGCAGACATTCAAGAAATTTTGACATCAACTGTGCCCACGCTAGAGCCTTTGTAGTTTGATTTTAACAGATCGTCCACTCTTTCTGCAATGGTTTCCCCTGCCGAATTAGGGGGGTCAAAAGCATAACTAGTTGTGCTTTTTGCCATAGCACTGTTTTGAGCATGAGTAGAATCTTTTGTCTCAAGTTTTTCCAACCTCAGTTGCAGGTTTTTTACATCTTCAAACAGTCTGCGCATGGGTCCTTGCCACAGCTGGTAGCGACGGTCGCCGTGTGCATTATGATTACGGGCCAGCGAGGCAATAACCATTAGGTGTTGCAGTGCCTTTTGCACACTGGGATCGTCACTGGTTAGTGCTTCATCAAACAATTCAATGAAAGATTCTAAATCAAAATCTGCAGAGTCTTTTTCTCTTTGAGCATTCATTTTTGATTCTTCAAATTCCAATAGGTATTAAGTGTTTCAAGTTTGTCGCAATGTTCACTCATCTTGCTCAATTCAGAATCAATGGCACTCATGATATCGGTATGGTCGTGAATAGCCATTGGGTTTTCCAACATCACTTCAATGTTGGTTTTGTGTTTTTCGATGCCTGCTTCAAGATGCGCCTGTGTTGCCTTAATAATATCTTTTTTCATAAATCGTCTCCTTCTAGTTGTCTAAGCCAAGCGTCAACTTGGTTTTCTGCTTCTTCCAGAGTTATGGCATACACTGTGGCAACCATGCGTCCGCTTTTGTTGATCTTTAGATCAAATGGTACTACCCCTGCGCTTAAAATAATATCAGCATCGTCCAGCTGCCTTACAATGCGGAACTTTTGCATGGCCTTGGCTCTACTGATTAAATTTTCTGTTATTTCCTTAGCTGTTTTCATCAATGCTCCTAGTTGATGCTTGGTGGCGTTATCTTTATAACTTTGCCACGCAAGTCACTAATGTTATCTACCATGTTGTTGTAATCAGTTTCATTTAACGCACTTCTGTATAAAGAAAGGCCTGCTGTGCTCAGAACTGCTGCGATTTCAATTACTTCGTAACCTTCGCCACACAGGTTATCTATCTGTTGCCATACAATCTCATGAAGTTTATTCAAATTTTTCATCGTGGAGCAAACTCCTGTTGTAGTTTGATATTGTCCATGAACTCTTTCTTAACTCCTGGATCACTTTTGAATACGCCAGTGAGCACAGTTGTTTGAGTCAATGAACTATGTGCCATGATGCCACGGTTTTCACAACATCCGTGTGTGGCTTGAATGTATACACCTACATCTCGACTTCCAGTGGCTTTCATGATCTCTCTAGCAATGTCATTGCATAACTCTTCCTGTAGTGTACCACGGCGAGCACACCATTGAGCAAGGCGAGTGTACTTAGACAGTCCAATGAGTTTTTCGGCAGCAATGATTCCAATATATGCCACTCCATTAACTGGTTGATGATGATGACTGCACATACTGCGAAGCTCGCTGCGGACAACTAGCATGCCGTCATAACGGTCTTGTGTATCGTTTGGAAATGCTGTGGCGCTGGGTGATGGATCATATCTGCCTGCCATAATTTCATGAAAGTACATCTTGGCCAATCGCCGAGCTGTACCTTGACTGTTAGGATCTGTTTCTCTATCTATTAACAGTGTATCTAGTACTTGTTCAAACGCAGTTGTGGCTTCATCTATCAACTGTGTTTTCATGTAATCATCAACATATTCGCTGATATTGTCTCCGGCCCAAAATCTTTTACCATCTCGCCGCATCTTGAATGCAAGATGTTTATGTGCTTGGCCTATTTCATATCCGCCATTGCCGGGCATAGCATCTAATCCTGTTTCTGAATTATTACTAATGTGTGCTTTGTTGTAAACCATTTATTTCTCCGAGTTATAGCCGAGGATGGCTAGCGTTTTATTATAGATTTATTTAGATGTTGTGTCAACTGAATTTGATGGGTTATTATACCAGTTCCAGGCTGAACGCACAATATTGCTCAGATCTGAATGTTCAGGACTCCATCCTAGAATTGTTTTTGCCAATTGATTGCTTGCAACCAATCGATCAGGATCTCCAGGCCTTCGAGGGCCAATGGCTGTGCGAATTTCTCCAATTTCTTTAGTCACGCAATCCATCACTTGCTGGTTGCTATAACCTTGTGACGATCCAAGATTAAGTGCCAAACACGATTCCATGTCGCTTAACAGATAAGAAACTGCCAGGCTATGTGCATTGGCTAGATCAGTCACATGCACATAGTCTCGTATGCAAGTGCCATCTGGTGTATTATAATCGTTGCCATTCAGAGTAAACACAGTGTCATTTCGTATGCTCTCAAGAAGTCTTGCCACTATGTGTGTGGCGTCAGGTGCTTGTCCTAATGTGCCTGATTCATCTGCACCGCAGGCGTTGAAGAAGCGCAAACTTGCACTCTTCATTCCATACGCTCTATTGAAATCTGTAAGCATGATTTCTATCATGGCCTTGCTCTGGCCATAAGGACTTAGAGGATTGTAAGGATCTTGTTCCTGGATGTTGTCTTTGTCAGGCGCTCCATACACTGCTGCACTGCTGGAAAAAACAACCACAGGCGTAGTGTCAAGATATCTAAGTGAATTGAGTAAAGCAGCAGTCTTTGCCACATTGTTTGTGTAGTACTCGCCAGGATTGGCCACGCTTGGACCTACCAAACTGGTACCTGCCAGATGAACTACCGCTTGGGGTGCATGCTGTACCAGTGCATCAACGCAGGTTGGGCTATGATAATCAGCTTCAATGAACTGATCCATGTGTTTCAGAGTGTGTTCTCTGCGCACACGATCAAGACCAATTACTTCATAACCATCTTCTTTTAATTTCTTACACACATGGCTACCAATGTAACCAGTTGCTCCTGTAACAAATACTTTGATCATTTTTTATCTCTTTTTTTAACTGCGTCTGACAACATGCTTTTAACCAGTAGAACCACTCTACCTTTTTCTTTTTCCGTTAACACCTGTACCAGCATCTGCTTGTCTTCGTAGCTTTTGGCATTGTCTAAAAATTCCTCAGGCACAGCTAATTTCTTTTTCTTTTTGAGGTCTTTTTTTATCTTGTCTAACTCGTCTTTGGGATCTGTATCACTCATCTTCTTTGAAGTCTGTTACATTGCCATGCTCATCTGCAATGATAATACGAACTGTTTCTTCTTGCTCATTGACAATTTCAATAGGACCCCATATCCAGCATTCGGTGTCACTTAAATACCAATCTTCTTGATCCTCTAGTGCATAGAATCCTTCTTCTTCGATCAGTTCCATCAAACTATCTTGTTCTTCTTCCGACATGTCATCTGGAAAATCAATATCTTCCCAACAGCCATCCCAGGTTTCAATCAGTTCAACATTCTCAATGTTGTTGTTGTAACAGTTGTTCATGTCAATACTGTCTTTGCGACCGTCACCACCGGGTACAAAATCATATTCAAATTCCGGAGGATTGTCGTCTGTGGTAGTCACAGTCCAAGAGCCAGTACGCCAACCAATTTTGCGTGTGATTTCTTTACCGTCCTTGACAAAATGTTCATGCTCTTCAACGGTTTTTTTGTAGTAGTTCTTAACAGTCCATATAGCCATGATATCTCCTCAATTGATAGATTGTACAGGTTCACCACAGTCAGGGCAACACATTTGGCCATCCCAGTCATTGGTGTTGTTGGCACTACCACTCCAACCGCAGTGATCGCAATTTAATACTTCATCTTGCTCTTCAACAGCAAGTGACAAATACATTTGATACAATTCGTCACGATGAAACTGCTCATCTGGGTCATAGGCAATCCCTCGCCATTGTTTAATTTTTAAGGGCGTTTTTGTTCCCCCCCATTCACTGTGCCAGAACTTGCCAGACCATATGGCATAATAGATATGTCCCTGCTTGTCTTCTACTTCATACTTGCCTGCAACTACAGGTTTAGTTTTTTTAGGAAACCAATCAGTGAGCCCGTATTTGATATCGTCCATGTCACGATATCTTGTGTACCCTTGGTCCGCAGTGTTACTGCCTGCAATGTAAAATGCAAAATCAGATCCTTTGCCATTGGTATCACCGCCATCATTGCACAGTTCTTCACCATCGTACTCTGCACCTGTGATAATCTCATTTGAATCAAAATCATCTATGATCAAGCATAGTTTTTCTGGATCAAAAGGAGCACTGAGTTCTATGTCTGCTGAGAAGAAAGTTCCTTTGTCAGCAGTATAACCAAAAAATACAACTGTGCCTTTGGGTTGGCTGTCAATCCAAATTTCGTCGCGAGTGGTCAACTCTACATCACACCCATCAAGTGCTTCTAAACTGCGTTCATACACTACTTCGCTATTTTCATCCAAAATCTGCATGGTGCCAGATGCTCGGTCTACTCCGTACACATGTCCCATGTTTTCGCATTCATGCCAAGATCCTGGAAAAAATGGCCACATGGATTCTGGTATATTATGTGTTTCAGCGTAATCACTGTCCCAGGCAAAATCAGCCACACTCAGTCTGCGTTTGCGAAAGTAATCGTATATGTTTCTATCAACTGTGCCCATGGCGTACTCGCCGCCGTAGCCCCACAGCTGGATTTTATAAGTTCGCGGTGTGAACTTCAGTACTTTGATCAGATGTTCGTGGTCCGGGTTAACTGGTTCAGCAGTGTTTTGAGTTGATTTCTTCACCATGATAAGTTCCTTTGAGAGTTTCTAGTAGTTTATACTGTTCAAAAAGTTTTGTCATGTCCACACGCTCGGATCCAGATTGCATGAAAAATTTCTGATCATGTGCCCAAGCCACAGCACTGCGTTGCAAGATGTCGCGAGCCATGCTAGGATTGATGTCGTGCCAATACACAGTTTCAGTTAACAATTGGTGCCACAACTCAAAGTCCATCAGGATCCTGGTCATGATGTTTGGTTTCGCTGTCAACCATGCGTATGAAAAAATACATGGCCACTACCAGAAGAATTCCGAGGACATAAATCATGATTAGAATTTACTTTCGTGAGTGTGTTTACGATAGTCAGTGCTCATGCGTAGCCATTGCTCGCCAGAACCTTGCATGATGTCAACAATGCGATCCACGGTGCCGTTGGTCCAGTCTGAAATTTGTCCTATCCTTGGACTCTCCATGTACAAGAGTTTTTCCAGTTTTTTACAAGCGTCTTTTAATGACCAAGGAACATATAGTCTTGTATGGTCATTAGCAAAAGTTTCAGGGAAAGACCTATAAGCAGGATATAGAACATTGCACCCAAGAGTATCTGCTTCCGAGACTGTGTTGGAAACCCAATCTTGAAGGGCGCAATTAAACAGCACACGAGTATCATTGAGCAGAGCATAGTACACATTTTTTTCCAAGTCCTGATGGATCTTCAATCTACCGTCGGCCTGCATCTGTCGTGTACGAGCCATGTAGCTGTCGTTGTTGCTACGCAATGGCGCACCAGAGAATACACAAAACTCCACTTGATTGCCAGGATTGCGTTGGTTGTACAGTTCAATCAAGTCCATGTAAAAATTTGGCTGTTTCTCTTGATCCCAACGAGCTGCAAATCCCACCCGCATGGCTCTTTCCAAGAAAGGTTTGAGTTCTCCGGGCACACGCTCGCGCACTTCTTCCTTGCCAAAGGCCAGGCCGGATATGTTGTAGATAGGACAGTCCCAACCAGCAATCTTCATGTGCATGACCATTTCTTCGTTGGTGGCTAGGATCGCACCCCCGGAGTCTCGCACCAACTCGCATACCATTTTTTCATAGATGCCCATCCACTTTGACATGCCCCATACATGTACAAAATCATCAGGATCAATGGCTTGAGCAAGACAACGCACAAAAATCCTAGGACGCAGAGACTCAGGCACTTGATTGAGAATGTAAGGTAAGCTCTCGATACCGGGTTGAAACATGTCTTCAAAGTAGATAACGTCTTCACTTGTGACTTCTCCTTGTTGCATCAGTCGCACCAGATTCATCAATTGGCTCATGCCAAAGTAGCTGCGGCCGTGTGCATCCAACACCTGACCAACCACGATCTTTTGCCCGTTGTCTAGTGTAAGGCCAGGAACATAACTAACATCTAGACCGCGCCGCTCAAACACACGCCGGTTCCACTCTGTGAGTTGTAGTGTGTAACGGGCTTTGTATGATTCAAGACCCATGTAGTAGAGTTTACGCATTGTTGCGATTTCCTGATCTATAGTTGTTCAACCCTCTTGGGCCACGATTGTCTCGATTGAAAGGCTTGCGTGGAGCCTCGTTTGGATCTTTGTTAGCCCAGTTCCAGTGATTTTTAGTATATCCTCGTTCTTTGAAACGCATGAAATCAGAAAAATCTTTATCGCGTTCATTGTACAATGCTGCCTCATTAAATACACGACCGTGTGAAACACAGAACTCGCGATATTTTTCCAAGTCATCATAGATTTGATTGACTTCTGGTTTCATAACAAAGTATTTGGTAAGCCACTTTGGGTTTGCCATCTTGATTTCTCCTATTATACTGGATGGTAAAAAGTTTTTTCTGGGGTGCGGGGATCTCGATAAACAATTTCGCAACCGTTTTCGTCGTCTTCGCTTACAGAGATAATAACATGTCTGCCAGGATAGCGCAAGTTGATTTGAGTGTACAAGTCGTCTGCGATCATTTCGCAGCTTTTGTAATCCAGTTCTAGAACCGAATTGGAACCATTATACAGGCTTTCCAGCCATCGTTTGAATTGGATGAACTCGATGTCCCGATCATTGTGGAACACAGAGATTGACACCCGAAAGTGAAAGATATGGCGATGAGGGTAACCAAGAAAAGATACATCCGCAAGACGAGGATCCTCCAGTGCTGCTGGGTATTTATGTATGCCTTCTTTTTGAAATCGTACCCAGATCATGCGATCTGCAACTTCGCTGTTAATATTTGTTTGTTCGCGTTCTGCAAAAATACTCATTTGCCAAACCATCCTTTGATAGTGTTAATTAATGTTAGATATCGAAAGTGATATGGAGTAAAATTCCACATGGGTGGATGCAATGGGCATCGACCTTGATTGTAGTCACAGGCCGGAGTGTACTCTTTGCCGCAAGTGTCACAGGTCATGACAGTAGCCCTTTTACCATGTTTTGTATGTGTGCATCCTCAAGGAAAAACTGATAGGTGCTGTCATTAACTATTTCACCTTGATCATTTAGGCTTTCTCCGGTAAACTCCACGCACCAAAGATTCTCCGGGCTTAGACACTTGTTCATACGCCCTTTTAATCTAAATGCAGGTTCATCTCTAATTAAAAATTCTTTCATGTTATCACCTCGTCTTGAGAGTATTTAGACCAGTCTGTAAACACCGCACGATTTTTTAGATCATGCAAACTATGACACCAGACACCAGGATTTGTAGCTTGAAAATCTTTGTCGTCAATTTTGATAATTGTATTGTAGTTGTACAATTTGGCATATGGTAGTTTAACACTGATCATGGGTATAAATCTATCATGTTCGATCAAACTGCCTTCCAAAAGTCCTTCAGCTGACTTTAGATCTAGATCCAGCGTACACCATGCGCCATGCATGAGACACGCACCAATCATGCTTTCCCAGGCATGCCATGTGTCGGCATCGTTCACAACAGGATTAGGAAAACTTTGGTTTGCACCGAAGTAGATATGCTCACAGTTGTTGCGCTGTGCAGCAGTCACAATATTCTTAGGATCCTGTACGCCAATTACGAATAATGTTTTCATGCCATAGGCAGGACTATGCTCTACTTCGGTGCCAACAAACATTTGGACTGATTCGTGGCCTGTTCTGTTCATCATATTTTGAGACTTTCAATGGTTAGGATATTAGTGATCATTGTAATCCTCGGGTAGGCGTTCGTGTTTGTCTTCCCATTCAAGGCGTGTGAGTCTTGAAATTTCGTCCTTGTATTTTAACTTCTGTTTCTTTAATTCTGCAACCTTTTGTTCATCCACATGAGAATGTCGCTCCATTTCTGTAATTTTGAGATCAATGACTCTATGCATCTCTTCCAAATGACGGATTCTATTTTTGATGTCACCCATTTCATTCTCCTCCGTGATCGAGTCTAAGTATGTTTCCAAGTCTAGCTTCTGCTGCTTCTTCTGCCATTTTCTCATCGGCTTCGGTCTCCTGTGCTTCTGGTTCTACAAATTCAAATAGTACATTAAATTGACTATGAGCATTCCGGGTCTTGTCACCTTTGAATCCACGAGTGCCCACTATGTCCATCCAGTATCTGTTGTAGTGTTCAATTATGTCTAGGCTATCTTGTTTGGTAGGCGCAGCAAAAACTGCATCTACAATGTCTCGAAAACGAGCATGATCGCCTGTGCGACCTTTAGTGCCTTGGTTCCACATCATGGCTGGCCATGTGCCTGCATCGTACTCTTGATTGGCTCTTTGCACAGCTTCAATATGCGTCCATACATTATGACCCATCATGAGCGCATATGAAAAGCTGTCCCAAGATGTTTTGCCTTCCTTGCCAATCTTGTTTTTATCACCAGGTTTGTATATACACACATCTTTGATCTGTAGATGCCGGCTTATTGGGCTTTCATCAAAATGTGGAAAAACATTATCCTGTAGTACAGTGTCTCGGAAACTTCTTGTGTCAACAGCATACTTCTTGTCATCCGCACTGGGCCCCATTCTATAGCACCATTTGTCGTTGTGAGGCAGATCTATATGATGATACATTTGGCCATTTGCTGTAGCCAAGAACGGACTTGCACAATCAAAACTAATGGTAAAATTAGGATTAACATATTTTCGCACGGCTCGTTGAATATCAGTGAGCAACAATGCCCATTCTAATTTGCTGGTACCTAAAAAGTGCATCCAGTCATGTACACCTTCTTGCAACAGGTTGTCATGGCGTAAAGCAACCAATCTTTTTAGCACAAGATGCACATCGCACATGTTCTGTCCGCCCATGGCCCATCCATCAAAATGCTTTCCTGGATATGCAACAGGATCACAGTACACTTTCATGGTGTCATACCATTCGTCGGCACTGGTATGATTATCGCCTTGCAACACATTCAAGAATCTAGCACCACCATCTTTAATACCTTTGCGATTCTTGATAAAATACTCATTGTTGTACTTGGTGGCATCTACTGCTTCTTGCAGCGTGGTTATCTGACAAGCTCGTGAAGCTTTTTTGTCGTGTATGACCCAGGTAGGTATGTCAAGGATCATGCCGTAGTCAGCGATACCGTCTAGCCATTTGAGTATAGAACTGCGTTTCTTTTCTGCCTTGGCACAACCTGAATTGGCCTTCCAATCACCTTCCCACAAACCCTTGGCAATCTGGAATCCACCCGAGTCGCCTAGTATGAATGAGCCAGGTTCGCGATTACGAACCATGTCCTCACTCCAGTCCTGTTTGTTTAGATCTAGATTAGCATGTCCACCTGAGTACAAACTCCATTTATAAGGAAACAAAGATTTTTGGCTGTTGAGCCAGTTCATCTGTTCCATATCCTGTACGCCTACTGGCATCCTGGCAAGATCAACATAAGGAGACCCAGATGTATCTCGTTGTTTGCCGATAAAAGTGGCATAGAATCCGCTGATGGCCGGCAAGAACACAGCATAGTCCTGCTGTTTGCTAGTTAGATCATCTTGACTCATGGACATAGTTCATGCTGGGATTGCCGTTGTTCGCCTGTACATAACGGTTGCCGGAGTATATGGCTTTGTTTATTTTTGTTGAGCTGGCAGTAGATAGTTGTATTCTGCAATGCCTGAATCAACAGTGATCTGCATAACACCTTCATCGCTGATTTTCATGTTTTTGTCGCCGGACAAATTTAGAATACCAATCACGGCATTCACTGGCCAGTTCCATGGTTTGTTCAACACACCCACACCATCCTGGAAAACAAAATCGCCAGCGTGACTGCTGTGGTCACCAAAGAAAAATTTTAGTTTACCGTTGTCTGTTTTGGCGATAAAAGTAGTTTCTTCGCTGTTTGCGCTGGCTTGAAATTTAAGTCTCTGAATGTTAGAAACTGTGGGATTAAAGTCCACATTCCATTTGACCTGTTTCATTTTTACGGCCTTGAGTTTGTCACTTATAATTTCACTTGCCATGAAACGATATTCATTCTTGAAGTCACCATTTTTGTTTTCAAAGTGTATGCCTACGGGCACCTGATTGCCGTTGCGATCTTGACTTAGTATGGTTAGCTTTGCATCTTCTTTGTATTCGGGAATGTTAAGGATGGTGTTTAGTTTACCTAGGTTGGGCATGCCAAACACTCCGACAAATTCTGGTACTGGATTTTTGAATCGAGCCTGCACGATCACGCTGCGATCCTCAGCGATACTGTCAATAAAGGTTTCTTGATCATTGCCGGTAATCTTTACTAGGTCAATAATACCAAGGCTGTGCGTGTGTTGCACAATGTCGTGTAAGTAGTCTTTCATTGATTCTCCTTTGAGTTTATTGATTATAACATGATCTATTTAGATCGTCAACGGTACTAGGACTTTTTTACTATGCCAATTGACCATTTAGTTTTGTCAGATTGTAAAACACCGGGTACGCTCAACGATACTGAAACCAAGTCAGATCCTCGATTGACCCACATAGATACTTCCATTTCTAATTTTAGAGCCATGGCATCTATTTGTGCTCTGTTCATCCCTCCAATTTTGCCGTCGCTGATGAACGCAGCAGAATTGCTACTGTCAGCATCAAACATGTTGAAAAAAACTTGTCCTCCGGGTCGTAACAGTGGCTTTATTTGTGTTAAAAAAGTCTCAGCTGCATACAAATTGAATCTTTCAAATAGATTCCACACCACCACAAGACCCATCTGCCCTTTTGGCACTCCCCAGTGCATTTGATGTTCGTTGAAACCAATATTGGTGTCCCAATCTAAATTATTCCAATTTCGCACAGTGTGAAATTTTACTCTAGGTTGCACACTGTTCTCAATGCTATTGTATTTTTTAATTAATAGATCTCTGTCTGTATCAATCATGTACAACAGATAGTAACTGATTAATATTTTTATTACTTCGTCGTGTTGAGCATTAATCATGGCCGCAGGGTATTTCCATGGGTCGTTGGTGCGGCTCCATATCAATAACAAATCTTGAATTTGATTTGGATTGCACAGCCATTTGTCTCGCTGATGGTCAGCAATATCAAGATGCTGTTTGAACCATGCGCGGTCACTCACATGATCCAGAATCTGTTGATATTCATTTCCTACCTGTTGTTTAAGATTCATTAAACGAGAGTGGCTAGCAAACAGCATATCTTTGCACTGTGCTAGATCATCTAACTCTTTTTGGACCAATTGGTCCACATCAGGCAACAGTGCCATGAGCTCTTGAGTTTTTTCTATCTGTGGTGTAACATCAGTTGCGTTACCAAAGTTTTTTAGTAGATTGCGTAGTTCTGCCAGTCTTGGAAACCTAGAAAGTTGTTCAGGTGTCATGTTATTCAAAAGTAAACAAATTGTCAAATGTGGTTGTGATTTGAGTGTTCTCTGCTATGTTCCATTTTAGAACGCCCAAGAGATTTTCTACCTTTTGTTCCACAATAGTTGTTTCCATGAGTGCATCGTCAAATGGCAGTTCTTTGAACCAGGTAGGAATATGCAATTCATCTGTGGGATATCCTACTGAGGTAAAGCCTAGTGGATTATCTTTTAATTTACACACAATGGTTTTCATACCGTCCACAATGGCCATTGAGTAGTTGTCACCATGCATGCGTTTGAGATTGTTCCAGTTCATGGCTGCTCGCACATGACCTGGCATGTTGGCTCGGCCCAGTCGTTCTTCTTCACGAGTGAACTTGGTCAAGTTGTTCACACGCTTGGGTGTGCCTTTTTCCCAGGCTGGACGATCTTGAAACGCAATCTTGAACTCTCGCACTCGGTCATAAACATGTTCTTTGGCACATCCGGTTAGCACATCTTGTAGCAAACTGCTCAAGAAGTCTTGTACCACCTTGGGAGTATCGGATCGCTTTAGGTCCAGGCCCATGGCTTTGACCTTGCCTGGTTTTCCATGTGTGTCTAGTCTTGCACCTTCAAGATCATATATCAGTACTGCATAACG